TGATAATTTTGGGTGGATTGATAATGGGGTAAACTAGATGGTAAAATCTCAGGAGCATTTAAAGAACCAGTAACAGTTTCAAATCTAGTAGTATTTCCTATAGTTTCAATTTTTTTATCGTTTTCTTTATCTATATTTATTTCGGTATCAACGGTATCCATATGTGCGTTACGCAGGAATTATAGCCATTAGCTAGAAATAAAGAAAAAGCGAAAAGAAAATATTTCTTTTTACACTACCTATGCTTAGACAATCAAAGTCTCCACATAATTTTAAGGAATCGGTAAATTCCTCCGCATCCTCAGCGGATATAGTTCTAATTATTAGTTAAACGTCCAAAACATATTAAGAACAAAAAGACGGTGATTAACGATGATTTAGAGATACTCATCTCTGGAAGCATTTTTAAGCGCATCCATTTGATAAGTAAGACATTGTGGAGTCCAATTCAAATATTTAATAGACATATTTACAATTTTATTTTTATATTCAGAATAAACATTAAAAGGATGGAAACTTAACTCCAAGACAGATTTAGTAACATTATTTTTAAGATCAATCAAGTTAACATCTTTCTTTTTAGTCCACTGAATCATATCACAAATAGTTTTCAAAGACAAAGGAGCAACAAAGCACTTAAGAACATCATGGTAATAAAACTCTCTCTTCAAGAATGAAATTTCCTTATAGGTTAAAAAGTCAGTAATCAAACCAGTTTTCTGAGCATCAGTATATACATAACCTAATTCCAACATTGATTGAGTATGATCCAAAATATTCATAAAACACTGCATAGGGGCCTCAATACGATGGAAATTATCATCACCATAAACTTCGGTTATAACATGTTTGTCATACAACTCCAATGCTTCTCCAACATTATAAAATGAAGCAGGCATTTTTCTTTTATAGGTAACAACCGCGCCAGCACGATGCAAAACTAAATTAATCCAACAATTAATAATAGGAGTCAAAAAATGACCTGAAGGTAAAGCTTTGTTCCAAATATAAACAACACCGTTAATAATATGTATGGAATTAATTAAATCTTCCATAAGTACTCGACGAGCAGTACTTTTATTACCATAAAATCGATCACAAAGAGCATGAAAAGTCATTAACAATTGACGTGTATGAGAACCATCAAAATGTTTAAAATCACCATCCATATAAGATCGATCATTAGGATCACCCATCTTCATATGTTTAGCCAAATTATTCCATTCATAACCAAAAGCATTTATACCAACAGTCATTCCATTAAATATTCTATTAGCCATAAGCCATTCACAAAGAGCACCAAATTCAACAATACAAGCTATAAGATAATCCATAGATGTACCACTAATACCTCTAGTTAAACCTTTTTCAACTTTCTCTTTTGATCTTCTCTCATCCTTAGGGAAATCAACTGCATAATGCAAAAGACGATTTCCTTTATCAGCTTCATCAAGAATGAATTTAACTTTATTTTTAACATTAAGGTATTCTGGATCATCTTCAGGAGGCCTAATAGAATCTTCATCACGAGGACCAAGCCATTTCTTCTTAGTACCTCTTTCATCCTTAGACATCTTCTCCATACAACGAGGAAAACCAGCAGAAGTGCTAACTTTGACTCCATTACAAAACTGATGACCGTCAATGCCAAAACAAGCTTCCTCAAAAGTCATCTTTCTAGGACCAACTAAATTATCAAAAACTAAACTATTATTAAAAATATGGTTTATAGTAGATTCAACAACAGGTTCCAAAATTTCAACATCAATATATTTTGAAGGACTCTGATAAACTGCTCTGGACATGGCAATAGGATCAACACGAACTCCATTTGAATCAGTAAAACTGGTCAAACGAGCTGGAGCAGTTAAACAAGGGAATTCCTTATCATTCAAAGGACTTGGTACAAGGTCAGTAGAGGTGGGAACACGAGGGCCCTTTACTTTACCAATATTTGTAAATCCTTGTATAAAATTCTGTGAAATTTCAGTAGTTTCCATTGTCTCTACTTCATTAATAACACATTCTCCTTCATTGTCCTTAACAATATATTGAAACATAAGATCAACAGTTTCATGACTAATAACTTGTGAGTAACCAGAGCCATAATTATTACCAGATACATGTTGACCTAAAATTCTCTCAGGAGTACCATCATGACTATAGAGGACTAATAAAGAACCACAATCTCCAACCTCCGTGCGTAAATAATACTTAAAAGCATCTACTAAGACAAAACTATCCAAAGAAAAATTCATATCATTATAAATACATTGAACATTAGGCAAAACCATAGTTGGTTCTTTCATTAAAATAACACTCTTACCAACAATTCTAGGACAATACAGAGCACCATGAAAACGGTCAGTAGGGTAATTCTTCTCCCTAACAAAATATTTGCAAATATTAGGTGTTGGTTCCAAATACCTAACATCAACAAAGAAAAATATCAAATCACATGAAGTATCTGACTCGGAAGGGCTATACCATTTAAAAGCAGAGAACGGAACTTCTCTACGCTGGGTCCAATCACCATTAAGAGCAGGCAAGATACATGGTATGTAATCTTCATCTTCACATTTAGAAGTTAATATTTGAGCAAAATGGAGTGGCATAAAACCAACTCCTTTACCCAACATTGTCATAACTCCCATAGGTCTATCTAGACCAGTATGACCAATTCTAAATTGGCATCTAGTCAAAACTTTATTCATTATTGAGTCAATAACACCATCAGTAGCACTCTGCAAAGTATTTTTAGTAACAATTTTTCTTTTAGCAGTAACTCTCGCTCTAACTTTGCCTGTTTTACCAGAGTTAGATTGAGGAAATAATTTACAAAAATAGGTATATAAACCATACGAAATCACACCTGTTGTGGTTATAACAGGTAAGACAATCTTCCAATTACTTACGAGTTTACCTATCAACAGACGGGGTATATTCATAATTTCTAACATAACAACTTTCAAATTTTTTTTTGAATTTTTAGCTAATTCTAAATGCAAATTTTCAACATAGCAACGAACAATAGCCGCATAAATTTCTCCATTCTGAAAAGAGATTTGTTTAGGAACATCTCCCTCTTTAACCCAGATATCTTTCTGGAGTCTAAGACACCAAGGCACTACATTTTTACCAATAGTGTGTACCATATCAATATCCATGTCATCCAATAAATGATGATCGTGGAAACAGGATCTGATATGCTCAGCTTCTTCAGGCCAATATTTCTTACCTTCTCTAGGATCAACAATTTCTTCAACTTTAAG